GCGTAAACGTCGCCTCGATCGGCCCGGTGGTCTGCCGCTCACGGCCCCACAGATCGCCCTCAGCGATGCGGCGCCGCTTCAGGCCGGCCTCCACGTTGGTGCCGGGGTTGCGGTAGAGCAGCAGGGCATCAGGCACGCCGGGCCAGTCCTTCTCGCGCAACCGCTTGCTGATGGTCTCGAAGCCCTTGGCGCCGTAGAACCCGCTGCCGAGGTTGTAGGCGAAGCTGATCAGCGCGCACTTCTGATGGTCCGCCATCTCGCCCCAGTGCGGCACCGTGGCGCGCAGCTTGTCAGCGATCCGATCCACCTCCTGCCGCAGCAGCATGTCGGCTTCGACGGCGTTGATCCTGTCGCCGCGCTTGACCGGCCGGCCGTCGCCGTAGCGGGTGGTGCCGTAACCGATCGTCCACGGATCACCACCGCTGGCCGGGTCAGGGTAGGCGTCGAGGTGGCACCCCTCGAACTGCTGGATCATGTTCAGCGCCGCGCTGAGGTCTGCCTGCTTGCCGTCCTGGCTCCAGGTGTTGAACCACGCCCGGTCACGGCGCATGGCCGCGGCATAGCCGTTGACGGCCAAGTCCTGCTCCAGCTGGCCGATGGCCGCGGCCTGATGCGGCAGCCCTTTGTAGAACCGGAACAGCTGCTCCAGTGTGATCGGGGCGGCGTTGGCCATTGCTCAGCGGCGCTTGGGGAACATCATCCGGCCAGCCTGCAGCAGCAGTTGCAGCCAGCTGTTGGACTTGAGCGGCGACAGGGCAATGATCTCGCTGCCGGCAGCGATGAGGATGGCGATGATCGCGGCGGTTTCGGGGCTCATGATGTCCATGGCGATGCCCTCAGGTTACTTGCGCATCTCAAGAGCACGAACGCGCTGATCGAGCTGTGCTAGCTCGGTCTTGCTGTCGTTCTTCAGCTCCTCGACGGCGCGGGCCATCTGCTGAACGGTGGCCTCAACACGCGCGAACTGCACCTGCATGGAGATGAGCAGGGCGCCGATGGCGAACATGCCGGCGCCGAGTGCTGCCGGGAGGGAAGCAGCGAACACGCCGCCGACCGTCTTAGGTTCGTCCGCCATCGGCTGATCCGGGCACGCTTCCATCGTAACGATCGAAGGGATCAGGCCTGCCGGCGAGGATGGCAAGAGCGCGTCTGTAGTAGTGGTTCTCAGTCTGTCCCACACGCTCCATGTGGTCGCGGATCTTGCGCCAGTTTTCGAGCGTGTCGCGGTCCATTACCGCCCCTGCCCTCTGAGCGGCTTGCGTCCCCGGCGGCGGGGGCGGCTGTGGGCGCTTTGCCCCTGGCTGGTGGTCTTCGGCGGGCCGGGCTGGTGATCAATCCGGGCGGTGCCGGTCTTGGATTTGACGACCATCAGCCTTCGTAGAGGATGTTCACAGAGCCGGCGTCAAAAGTGTCGGTGCCGTTGGCGGTGGTGAGGCGCACACGGTCCAGTGTGCCAGATAGGGTCTTGGTGCCGGAAGTAATGACCACAGACGGGATGTTGACCGAGAAGAGGCCAGTACCCACCCACGTGCCAGTGCTGGGGTCTTGCTGCACCAGCGTCAACGTTCCGCTGATGATGTTGGCCGCCAGGCTTGAATAGAGCTGCCAGCCGTTTGTGTAGTTGGTCGTTAGGTTTGCTCCGGTCGTGATGCTTGTGGTGTTTGCGGAGTAGCCAGTTGATTGCACGCCGCCACTGGTTCCCAACTGGATTGTGGGCTGTGCCGTTCCGTTTGTGCTGACACCATTAAGCACGATCGTGATCCGCTTCGCCCAGCTCGGAATGCCTGTGAAGTCCACGGCAGTGCCGCTGGTGCTGGCCTTGACAGTCTCTTGAATGATGCGCCCTGCGGCTGCCGCCAGGTCATACGCCACCTTCACAGCGCTCGGCGTCGCCGCCAGCGTGGTGCTGGTTGAGCTGGTCGAGGTGCTCAGCTGCACGATGCCGGCGGCCGAGGTGGTCGCCGGTGTGGTGGCTGCGTCGTAGGCCGACTTCACCGCGCTCGGTGTCGCGGCCAGCGTGGTGCTGGTGCTTGAGGTGCTGGTGCTCAGCTGCACCACCCCGGCGGCGCCAGTGGTGGCTGCGCTCAGGCCTTTGGTGAGGTCACTGAGCGTCAGCTTCTTGTTCTGGTTGGACGGCAGCGCTTCGGTGAGATCCACCGCCGGCACCAAGGTGTTGGCGGTGGGAGCCGTGAGCGCTGTTAGGTCGGTGGTCTTGCGTGCAGCCACGGGAGAAAATTGACTATCGGACGATCATCCAGTGCACGCGCACCGTATTACTGGTGCCGGGCGCTGCTCGCAGGTTAATCGTGAAACCAGTCGTGGCACGCGACGTCATGTAAACGGCTTCTGACCCGCTGGCTGGCGTTCCAGTGGTGTGCCACACCCCGAAGAAAGCGCCATACGCCTGATCGGTTTCGGCTGTGGCAAACGTAACCGCTGCTGATGTGGATGTGCCGGAGATGTCAACGAAGCCAAAGAGGTTTCTTGGCTTTGTCTGCGTCGTGCTGATTCCTCTGATGCCAGCAAGGTGCAGCAGGTTATCGGGGCCGCTAATCACTCCTCCAACAGCATCGGTCGCATCCAAGAAAATGCGATTAGCCGTTGATTCAAACATCCTGATCTTCCCCGGTCCAGTCATGTCCAACGTGCGTGAGCCGTTGTTTGTGATGGTCGGGGTTACTCCATTGCAAGGTAGAAGAACAGTATTGGTAACACCAGCAGAAATGTTGACGTTACCAGTTCCAAACCTGACGCCAGTAACAACTGTGCTATTGCCGCCAACAATGTTGATGTCAAAGTTGGCGCCGCCGCCGAAGCAGCCGCCGATGATCTGGTTGCTTTCTGATGTGCGCCCAGGAACATCAGTCGATGCGTTGTCGATCTGAATGATCGGGATGCCAGACCTTGGTTCGCTGTACAGTCCAGAAATGTAGTTGCCAAAGGAGGACCTGACGAGCAGCTCAACCGAAGTGTTCACCTCAAGGTCGTTGCCACCAAGATAGTGCCCGCCACCGTCTTTAAGGAAGATGCCAATGCCGCCGTTGAGGTAAACACGATTATGCTCAACAACGCATCGCTGGCTTTCCGATCTACCACCGCCAACAACGACAGCAGACAGCAGGGTAATTCCTGCGCCCGTGTTGCCCCTGACGTAGTTATCACGGATAATGGCACCTACTGCCTGCAGGTCGATCGCAGCATTGTTGCCAGTGAACCAGTTATTCTCAATTCGGGTAAACGCACATGCGCGGCCACGAATGGCTGCGAGCGTCGCCCCGGTAATCTTCCAGCCAATGACACCGCCATCCTCGTTGATGTTTCCGACGCCATCTTGCGTAAAGTCGAAGGCGTACTGCCCAGTGCAAGTAATTCTGGCACCGTTACCAATAAAGCGGATGCGGTTTTGACGCACCGTGACTGGTGTAGCAAATTTGAGCACGTCACCAGCACTTGCGTAAATCTCGACATACTCTTGGCTTTGGCTGGTTGCTAGTCCTCCGTACCGTGCATAAATTGCTGCGTTGAGCGTTGCACCGTCGTCTGCTATCCCGTTGCAAGCACAGCCAAGATCTTTGACATGCACTCGGTCCTTGAGCCTAGAGTCGATAGTTCTAGCGACTGCGCTTGTGCCAGCTTGAGTGAAGGACAGCTTGCTAGCGGCAATGCCTGCGCTGGCGTTGACATCAGCATTAACGATGCTGCCAAGCCCCGCTTGCAGATTCGCGGTGTCCAGCTGACCGATCGTGATCCAGGCGTTGTTTGAGCTGTTGCGCTGCTTCAGCGTCGCCGGGGTAGTACTGGTATCCACCCAATACTGGTAGGCGTAGGTCGTACTTGGAGCCGATGCGCCGCTGTTGCCGCTGACGATCGCTGCCAAGGCGTTGTTCAGGTCAGCACGGAACGCCTGGCCGGACTGGTTGGCGATGTTGTAGTCGTGCTGAGCCATCAGACGATCTCCCGGCCGTAGCCGATTGCAGTGTAGGTGAACTGGCGGCTCACGGCGGTCCCGCCACTGTTCCTAAAGGTTACCTGTAATCCCGTGCGCGTCACGGAGCCGATCGTGAAGTAGTCAGCGGTGCCCATGTCGTAGCCCGTCACTCCAATGCTAGGGGGTTGGTAGAAGGCTTCGGTGAACGTCACCGAATAGGTGCCGGCGCCACTGGTCAGTGTGGCCGACTGCTCGGTACGCTGCTGCAGCTCCACCACGCAGCCGAGCTCGTCGATCAGGATGTTGACTGCCGGGTTGGCGCTGGTGGCGATCGTCTTGAACTGGAAGCCGCGGCCGCGCACGATGGCATTGGCGAACTCGCGCCAAGTGCTCCAGGTAGGGGTGCCGGCCGGGTTGTCAGTGGTGCTGCGCACGTAGAGGCGCGCGTTCACCTGATCGAGATTGTTCTCGTCAATTTCAGACCACGTGTCGATCAGCGCTGTCTTCTCATCCCACAGGCCAGCCTGCAAATAGGGACGGGTTACAAAGCGCCGTTGCATGTTCACGTCAAAGACGCCGCCCATGTCGAGCGTTGAGCCGAACTCGTACTCGCCCGAGGCAGGCACGCCTCCTGCGCCGTCGATCGACGGCAGCGCGTCCCAATCGCCGGCTTCGCCTTCAGCCAGCAACGGATCGCCATTCTCAAGCAGCAAATTGTCGCCATCTTCCAGCGCCAGCAGATCGTTGCCGGCGCCAGGGGGGGCCATGTCATCGACAAAGATCCCGGTCGAGATCACTAGACCATCGAGGCCGGCGTCGTAGAACATGTCGGTGACGTTGCCCGAGAACGGCGGCGTCTCCTGATCTTCCGCGTAGGTCTGCACCAGCAGGCGCGGCAGCGGTGTCGGCAGGTCGGCCACGATCAGCGTGGCGCCAACCGAGCGCCGGCCGCCGTCATCCTCGAACTTGAGCAGGTAAGTGCCCTCAAGCAGCGGCACCTGCTTCTGGGTCTGGTTGCCGGAAGCAGCCGGCACAATCTCGATGCTGTCCTCCCAGATGGCGCCCACGAGGAGCGGCGTGTGACGGATCAGCACCTTGCCGCCGATCTTCACGTCGAGCTCGGTCGAGGCCGTCCAGCTGATGATCGCGCTGGCCTGGTCGATCGGGACCAATGAGAGGCCGGTCACATCAGCCGGCGGTGCCGTCTTGCCGAAGACGTTGAATGTGAGCTTGGCTGGCAGTACCGATGGGCGCAGCGCCGCGTTGATGCTGTAGACCTCGATGTCGTAGCGACCTGGCGTGGTGTCGAAGATCTCGAAATCGGGCCGCTGCTGCGTTGAGCTTGACCAGTTGCCGTTCTGTACCCGCCAGCGATAGCGGTACTGGTTGACGCCGACCACCGGCTGCCAGCTCACGACCAGCTTGGACAGCACCCGGCCGTTGTTTTCGTAGAGCGCTTCAACGGCCCGCAGGTTGACGGGTGCGTCAGGGATGACGTTGAGGTCGGTGGTGTCGCGCTGCGCCAGCGGGCGGCCGCGCTCGATGTAGTCGTACTTCGACTCGTTGTAGGCGAGCGCCGTGATCTGGTACTGCGCCTGATCCTGCTCGGTGACGCTGAGCACCCGCCACGTTGAAGCCTGGATGTTGGAGGTCTCGTAGATCCAGACGCTGTTCGCGTTCGGAGCAGACGGCAGCGCCGATGCGAGCGTCACCGTGGTGCCAGCGATGCTGGCAACGCCGCGGCTCTGCACCGTGCCGTCGGGCAGGATCACCGAAAACGTGCCGCCTGATGGCGACAGGTCGATGGCGTTGTCCACCGTGATCGTGGTGGTGGTCGCAGCCGTAATCCGGCCGCCGCGACGTGCACCGGAGCGCATCGGGTCGGCAATGTTGATCACCTGGCCGGGGCGCACCAGCACGCCGGCGTCGATCGAGGCGGTGAACGTCACCACCTCGGATTCGTACTGCTCGGAATAGAGCAGCCATTCACCGATGCGCGAAGCCTGGCCGCGGGAGGTGCAGGCAAATGCCGACACCTCGGTGGTCACCACGCCGTACTTGGCGATCGCGGTCTGATCCTCGACCACCTCGTAGGCAATGTCGCGCAGGCTCAGGTCGAGGTAGCTGACCACTGCCACGGTCGGGCGTGTCTTGAGGCTGCCGCCCTGGTAGCTGAACCCGTCATCAGAGACGTTGGCCAGCGTGAACAGGTAGGCCGGGTCCGACGGCTTGTCCTGGCTGATGGTCAGCGCCCCGGAGCTCCAGTAGGGCATTGCCCGGAAGGTTGAGCACAGATCGTTGATGAGCTTGTAGGCCTCCTCGGCGGTCTGGATGTTGACGTTGCAGGAGAAGCGCGGCTCGGTGCCGCCAACGCCGTCGGGCACCAGCACGGAGGCGTACTGGCTCGCGGCATAAAACGCCCACTTGTCGAGCTGCGCGGCCTGGATGTGATCTCCGAAGCCGTAGCGTGTGGATGTGAGCAGATCCCAGAGGATCCAGGCGGGGTCTGAACACCACTGCGCAGCGCCGAACGTGCCAGTCCACACGCCGCTGTAGATCAACCGACCTGTGGTGGCGTCAACGGTGGCATTGTTTGGAATCCGGAGCTTGATGCCGCGGATCAGGTAGGACCGGCTCGGGATACTTGAAAACTGCTCTGCATCAATTCGCAGCCCGATCAGTGCGCTGTTGGGGTAGCGCAGCTTGGCGTAGGTGATTTCGGTGTAGCTCGACCAGTTAAAGGCGTTGATGATTTTTCCAGAGGAGCCGCCCACGTCTTGTTCTGAGCTGTCGCCCGTGATCCTTGTTACCCGGATGTCCACCGGCTTGGCGCCGGCAAAATTCACCAGATAGTCGCGCTGATACTGATCAGCACTTCGCCCGGCAATCGTGTCGTCAATGACCGTGGTGTAGCCGCCGCCGTTGTACTGCACGGCAATTTGCAGCCGAAAAACACTTCCAACAATGTCCCCTTGATCAGTGAAGCGTTGCAGCTGCGGCACCGTGATGCTGACCCGAGCTGCGTCTACGTTCGCGTCGGTAATCGTGCGGATAATCGGCGTGGCCTGCTGCACCTGAATGCCTACAGGCTTCTCGTCTTCAATCAGATCAGTGCCGGGGATGTAGATCTGTGCCTGCGTGCCGTTGCGGACTTGGACAGTGAGATTCTGAAAGTTCAGGCTCCCGTCCGGGTTCTGGACCGGGGTGTTGTTCAGGTAGATCGACTGCAGGCCGTTCTTCAGCCCTTGGATCTCGCCCTCGCTAATCAGGTCAAGCACGCTGGCGTACTGCGTGCTGTTGAGGTTGTCGCCGGCCTCGGTGGGGGTGCGCTGCTCGCCACCACCTCCACCGCCACCCTTGCCGCCGCCTCCGCCGCCACCACCGCCCGCGCCGACAATCTTGTTCATGCGGCCACCTGCACGGTGTCAATGCCGGCGGAGATCACCACCGAGCCCACCAGCGTCTCTCCGTAGACCACGGGCACGGGCACGCCCTGGCGGCTGGTCTGTTGGATGCCGGAAAAGCTGTAGGACTTGCGCGGATCCTGATCGGTGTTGCTCGCCGCACCCTGGGGCACCTTCGGCACTGGCGTCAGCAGCTGCGCCACGCCGCCAAGCACCAGGCTGGCGCCGATGCCGACAAGGATGGGGCTGATCGCAAGGGGAGCAGCCAAGCCCAGCAGGCCAATGGTTGCACCAGCTGTAAGGATCGACAATCCAATCAACGCCACGCCCGCAATGATCCGACCCACCGCGCCAGCACCAGCGACGACGGGAATGATCTTGATCACCTGCTCCCCAGCTGGGTCGTGCAGCTCGCTCTCGGCCAGGTCGTAACTGCCCACGCTCACTCGGTAATGCTGGTCCGCCATGTGCTGCTCCAGCTGCGGGAAGTTGGCCAGCAGGAAACGCACAGCCTCGGCCGCGCTGGCGACATCAGCCTCAAGCACACGCTTGCCGACAAACTTGGCCAGCCGGCCGTAGAGGCGGATCTTACGGAGCATGGCGCAGCCTCCTTCCTGTGCATTTTAGGAGCCACCCGCCATAGAGATCACGGCTGCTGAGGCGTCCTTGCAGGTGGTGCAAGATCATCTGTTCACCCACGTAAACACCGACGTGATTGAGCCCTGAGCTGCTGATGCTCATCAGCAAGGCGTCGCCAGGCTGCAGCGGCTCGTCTTCTGCCAGCTCGCGAAAGCCGGTGTCCTTCCAGCAGCGGTCGAAGATCGGGTCAGCCAGAAAAGCGTCAGGATCAGACGGCCGCTCCCAATCCCGCAGCTGGATGCCTTGCTCGGCGTAGTAGTCACGCACCAGTGACCAACAGTCGGTGAGCCCCCACACCCATTCGCGGCCGATCAGGGGCGCCTTGTAGCCGGAGGGACGCAGCTCGGGACTCCATGCCTCAGTTTTCGGGTTGACGATCCACCAGGGGAGGCCGGTGCGCTCGATCGCCACCAGATCGGCCTGGCTGGGCTGCGGTGCAGTGCGCGGGTGGCTGTGGACCACCGCCATGATTTCGCCGGCATCCTCGGCCGCGGCGTAGTCGATCGGGTCAAGGATGAACTGCTCAACGCCGGCCGCCAGGTTGCGGCAGGGCCAGTAACGCTCGCGGCCCTTGACCACCAGCAGCAGGCCGCAGGCCTCGCGCGGGTCGTCCTGCTGTGCATGAGCGAGTGCTTCGATGCGCCAGGTCATGTGAAGTACGTGCCGATGCCCGGATAGCTTCCGAACGGCAGCTCGGCAGTGGCGCCGAATCTTGCCTTGCAGCTGCTCAGCCGCTTGCCGCAGACGTCAGCCGCAAGGGTGGCCACGGATTGATCATTCTCGTTGAAGTAGCTGGTGCCCACGTAGCCGCATTCAGCGGATCGGTACTTCCACTGGCAGATGTTGCTGATGCACTGGCGCTTCGGAGCCCGCACGCCGGCGAGATCAAAGGAGGCCGCAAGCTCGAACTCCACCACGTCGCGCGTCTCGGTGGACTTGCGGTCCACGTAATAGATTTCACGCGGGAACTCGGCCGTCGGGTCCGGCGTGCCGTAGGGGTTCACGCTGCCGGGGAAGTTGGCTGCGTCGAGGTAGCGGGCCAGAGTGCGGATGCGTGTCACCTTGGCACCCGAGAGGCCGTTAGGCAGGCTGAGCAGCAGCGCTGTGATGGTGCCCATCACGTTGCTGCATCGGATCTTCGGCCGCGGCAACGTGCCCTTGCCCTCGTAAGAGAAGCCATCAGCCTCAACCGGAAACCGCAGATAACTATTGCCAACCCAGACCACTTCACCGTTGGCGTTGAGGTTGACGCCCGCATGGAAGCGGTAGGTGTCTCCGACGCCGTGCTGCAGTGCATTCAGCTCCAACACGAACAGTTCGATGACAGCGCTGGGCGCTGCTAGTTGTATTTCAGCTTGAAGTTGATAAAAGCCGTCACCCTCGGCATAGCCGGCGGCCCAGTACCCAGGGACAACATACGGGGTGGTGACGGCCATTGCTTATCAAGCCCAGGGGAGACCGGATGCCTTGCTCGGCGCGTGCTGTTCATCCAGCTGCGCCTGCAAAGCAGCTTCAATCTCTGCGACCTTTTCCTCGGTCAGCTTGTCTTTGACCCAGCCGGTCAGGATTTCAGGGGTCAGGTCGGAGAATGAAATCAGGTCGCCTTCAGGGCGCTCAAGGCCAATAGATCCGTAGGCGCCGGCTGAGTATGTGTCGTCTTTGGCGTCCACCGTGTAGTGGACCGCAAACACGAAACCATCAGCGGTTTCCCGCTCAAGGTTGGCGATGTTCCAAGTGAAGGTGGTGGTCATTGAGGAAGACTCTCCGTTGGTGAGGTCAGGTCAAACGGTAGGTGACCCATGTGGTCGCTGCCGTTCTGCGGGAAAGGAAGCGCTGTGAGTTGTTGGCAGCAACAGTACCGGAGCCCACCAGGGTGTGACCGGCGCCGCCTTGGACTGTCACAGCGTTTGTGGCGCCGGTGTTGATGACGCTCCACTCAAAGGCCATGTTGTTGTAGAGGCCGCTGAAACCGCCATCCATCAGTGTGCCAGTGGGCAGTGTCATTGTGACAGCCGCAGCAGTGGATGAGGTGATGATCTTGGCGGTGAGGTTGGCGACCGTCAGTGTGGCGGTGGTGTCTACGGCTGCCGGTGCAGGCTGGTTGTAGATGACGGTGCCGCCGTTGGAGATGCGGAGTTGCTCAGTAGGCGATGCGGCGCCGTCAGCAGTGGTGCTGAACACCAGGCGACCTGGCATGTCGTTGGTGCCGGGGGTGCCGTCTACGAAACCTTGAATCCAGGCAGCACCTATACCAACCCCACCAGAGCCGTCGTCACCTCTAAACTGAATAGTTCCTATCTCATCACCCGAGTTAACAATTGTGCCAAGGGTAGTGCCACGGGATTTAGTAAAGACATACGAGTATGCAAAAGCATTATTCTGGAACGATGCGAGCCCCATGTTGGATCCATTGACTTCAAGCAAACCTGAGTTGGTAGTTTTAACAGCACTCGTCCCCACCAGCAGCCTGCCTGAGGCGTCGATGCGGGCGCGTTCTGCGTTAGTGGTATAGAAAACAATGGGAGCAGCATCTAAGTTGAGAAGGCTGAGGCCGCCTGTTCCACGGTGCACTAAATCAGTGTTTGCGTTTGCCCCACCACTGTTACGAATAATTCTGAAACCAAAATCTGTGTAAGTTGTATCGCCAACAAGATCAATGTACGCAGATTGGCTGGTTGTTGTGCCGGTTCCAACCTCTAAGAATGACCCTCCTCCTTGATTCAAGAGTCTCTGCCCACCACTCCCCAAAACATCTAGGCGATAAGCGCCAGGAGCGCCTCCGATGCCTACGTTGCCACTGGCATCAATCCGCATCCGCTCAGTGCCACCCGTCGTGACCGATAGCTGGTCCGCGCTCGGGGAGAACAGGCCGGTGTTCAAGTCGCCCGTGATCGTGACCGAAGGCGCTGCAGCAGTCCCGGCCGCCACCTTCACCTGCCCAGTAAACGTCGGCGCGGCGGTTTCCGCCTTGTCCGTGTTCAGGTTGGTGAAGTTGGCATCAACCTCCGCGTGGGTCAGAGGTGTGCCTTTGCCTGCTCTGGTGACGATCGTGCTCATGGTTCAAACACCTGACGGAATTTTGCGCGGATGGTATTGAAGTTGCAGGAGCGCAACGTCACCTGCCAGCTCTCACACACGTACTTGCCTGCGCTGCCGCGTGGTGGCGTCCAGTCGAATGACTCGACGCCGCCCCGTGCGTCCAGGAACGCGGTGATTAGATCGCGCTCAGAGTCGGTGCGCTCACTGAAGGTTAGGTCCCACTCTTTCGGGTTGGTGTTCAGGCCGAAGCGGATGCGCTGCTCATAGCCGTCGCCGGCCTGGAACTTGCGCACCCGAGGCTGGCTGCTCTCGGTGGCCTCGAAGCTGGGGGTGAATGCGAAAACAGCCATGGGTTACGCCGCCAGGAGGCCGCCAGGCCGCTTCTGCTTGACCAATTCTGCCTGCACCGCCTGCGAGATCGCGCGGCCCAGCTGCTCGCCGCGGCCGGCGTCGCCCTGCACCTGGCTGCCGGTGGCGTCCACGTTCACCACCACGTTGGTGCCAC